AGATGTTAATATGAATTATTTAATAACAAATAATAAGAGTCAGGTTGTATACGATAATATGCAATCTATTTCAGTTGATACCGCAATTTCACAGTTAAGAAGCTGTGAGGTTGTGGGTGTTGACACAGAAACTACCGGTTTCAACTGGAATGATAATACATTATTGTTGTTACAGATATCTACGAAAGAAAACAATTACATATTTGATTGTACAAGTGTAGATATATCAATACTGAATAAAATGTTCTTAAGTGATAAGGTTACTAAAATCTTTCACAATGTAAAGTTTGATTACAAGTTTTTACGTGCAAACAATCTTAATACTGAAAATGTATATGATACTATGCTTGCTGATCAAGTTATACACTGTGGTAAGAAGAGTATAAAATACAGTCTTGATGCATTATTAGATAGGTATTTTGAAATATTTATAGATAAAAGCACAAGATCGTCATTTGTTACACACAAACCTGGTAATCCATATACTAAGCAACAACTTAGATATGCATTTACTGATACTGAGTTTTTATTACAAATTGTAGAGAAACAACAAGAATTAATTAACGAATATGATCTAAATGAGGTAGTTAAGCTTGAAAATCAGGCTGCACTTGCCTTTGCAGACATAGAATACAATGGTATTTACCTAAATAAGACTAAGTGGGAAGAAAACTATAACAAAATCAAGATAGATTTAGAACAATCTATGGAAGAACTTGATAATTTTATAGAATTTGACCCTATGTTTGATCGTTTTAAGCTAAAACAAGTACAAACAGACATGTTTCTACCTATGGAAGAGCTTAGAAAGACTGATATGTTATGGAGTTCACCTACACAAGTGTTAAAACTTATGCAGTGTGTTAGTCCAGAACTTGAGAGTGTTAATGGTAAAGTATTATTGATGCATAAAAATATGCACCCTATTGTGTCTAAATATATAAAATATAAGGAACAAGCTAAATTATGTAATGCATATGGCTTGGATTTCTATAAATATCTACATAAGGATGATAAAATACATACATCATTCCAGCAGATATTAAATACAGGTAGAGTTTCGTCAAGAAGCCCTAACATGCAGCAGATCCCTAGTGATAATTCATATAGAAATGCATTTGTACCTGAAAATGGTGAAGATGTATTTGTGTCTTCTGATTTTTCCTCTCAGGAGCTTTGTATTATTGCTTTTGGATCTGGTGATCCTGTATGGTTAAATGCATTAGAAGAAGGTAAAGATTTACATTCTATATGTGCTGAACTTATATTTGGAAATACATGGATAGACGCAGAAGGTAATACTAAAGAACGTAAGAGACTACGTACAGCTGTAAAAGCTATTAATTTTGGTCTAGCTTATGGTATGTCAGAGTTTAAACTATCTGATACTTTAGGAATAACAGTCAAAGAAGCTAAGAAAATGATTAAGAAATACTTTACAGTGTTTCCTGCCATTAAAAAGTTTCTAGACAACCTAGGAGCATTTGGTACAGATAATGGATTTATCAGAACCTTCTCTCCTTATAGACGCATACGATGGTTTGAAGATTGGTCACAAGAAATGGAAGACTTTGCTGCATTAGGCAGTATAGAAAGAGCTTCTAAAAATACACCAATACAAGGCACCGGTGCAGACATGACTAAACTAGCTTTAGTTATGGTGAGAAAGTCCATTAAACAACAGGATTTACCTGTTAAATTGATTATGACAGTGCATGATCAGATTGATACTATATGTAAAAGTGATTTTGCAGAAGAGTGGAGCATAATGCTTAAAGGTATCATGGAAGAAGCCGCACTTAAAATCATTACAAATGGACTACTAAAATCAGATACTAATATTACTAAACAATGGCAAAAATGAGAATAGACTATAAAATTTTAAAAGAACTAAAACAAATCTTTGGTGATTACCAAGTTGGATCAGAAGAAAACGGAAGATTGTACTTCAGATTTGGTTATTGGCAACATATTGACAAAGATCTGTTTGCGTCTGTATTTCCTGCTTATCTTTCTATAGAGCAGTTTATTGTTGACGAAGACGACGATACCGGTATAGCTTACATATATTATGTGTGGGATGATCGGAATAATAAGAAAAAATGGAAAAGAAAGAAAGAAAGAGACTATAAATTATTTGGATGGTCTATGTTAGGTTTAGTTCTATGTATTTTATATATGCTACTAGACAAGTACATATTTTAATTTGATATGTATATAATTAATCGTATATTTTATTAATATGAAGATAGATGAAAATAAATTAAAAAGACAGCGTAGAGCTATTGATGTTTGGAAATCAAGTGGCTATAGGGGAACAATTGAAGCAGTAACAGGCTTCGGTAAAACCTTTGTAGCTTCCTTGATAATACAAGACATGAATAAAAAGTACCCACATAATATTACACTAGTTATTGTGCCTACAAGATACCTATTAGATCAATGGAAAAAAGAAATAGAAACTCATGATCTTAAAGGTGTAAGCGTAATGGTTATAAATACCGGTGTAAAAGCAATAAGACAAACTGATTTGCTAGTATTAGATGAGATACATAACTATGCTTCTGATATTTTTAAGAGTATATTTACTCTTACACATTACAGTTATATACTTGGTTTAACAGCTACCTTGGAAAGGAGCGACAAGAAACATTACATAATAGAGAATGAGTGCCCTGTAGTAGATACTATATCTATGAAAGAAGCACTTGCTATGGGATATGTTTCTAACTTCAAGATATTTAATTTAGGTTTAGAACTACATGCTAAAGAACGTATAAGATATGAACTTATGCATGATAGTTTTAATAAATATTTTAAATGGTTTGATTTTAATTTTCAGATAGCTATGAAATGTCTACAGAACCAAGAATATAGAGAGCACTATGCTGCGAGAACAGGGTATGATCCCAAAGGTATAATGAGTGCTGCAGTCAATTGGAGTAAAAATATGAGAAATCGTAAGACTTACTTATATAATCACCCCATGAAGATAGAAGCAGCAAAAGAACTAATAGATACTTTTGACGTTCCTACCATTACATTCTCAGAAAGTGTTAACTTTGCTGACGAGCTTACAAAAGCCTGCTTTCCGTGGGCAGTGTCATATCACTCTAAAATAGGTAAGTACAGAAAGATAAAAGCAATAGAAGACTTCAATGATAAGAAATCAGATATTAAAGTTATCTCAACTGCTCGTGCCTTAGATGAAGGATTTGACATTCAAGACGTAACTCTTGCTGTTGTATGCAGTGGTACCTCTACAAGTAGACAGGATCTACAGCGTACAGGTAGGGCTATACGATTTGCACCCGGTAAGATGGGTCTGATTGTGAATCTATATTTAAAAGATACACAAGATGAAAAGTGGTTACGTAACCGTCAGAAGAAAACGATAAACGCTACTCACGTGGACTCGATTAAACAAATTAAAGAAGCCTTGAGTCAAGCTTCGCTTAATTATTTAAATGTAGAACAATGATCTTAGAATCTCCAGGACAGTGGGTAGACTTTTTGTGCAAACATAAGTTGTCGCCCACACAATTCTTATTCTTGTATATAATATATGAAAACGATTATCCGGCTTTATATAAATATGTACATCAAAATGGAGGCTTTGACATGTCAGAACTAAATGATCTTGAGAAAAGAGGGTACATGACAAATGATAACCCTAATTTAGCTAGCTCTTTAGCGGATTGCTATACAGTTACAAATAAGTTTATTAAGGAACTCTATAATACGGATGTTAACACAGCGTATGATGAGTTCTTTGATGCTTATCCTGTACAAATATACGTAGACGGTCGAAGACTACCGGGCAGAAACGCCACGCTTAAAACACGAACTTATTATAAGAAACAGATCGCTACTAAGCGAACTCTTCACAAAAAAGTAATGGAGTGTTTAGATTACGCTAAGCGTAATAATCTTGTCACTATGGGTATGGAAAAGTGGATAGAGACAGAACAGTATAGAAGTATTTTAGAAATAATGAAAACAAATATAGATGAATTTGAATCACCAAACGACAAACTTTACTAGTCTTCAAATAAAGACAGCTGAACAAGCTCTTAAAGAAGCAGATGTATTTTTAGAACAAGGAGCTAAAGGTGAAAGACCCTTTCTTGCTACTAGGTGGGACAAAGTTAATCGGATGTTGCTAGGAGGTTTTCATTTTGGTCAAACTTATTTTCTTGCAGGTGCTTCAGGACATGGTAAATCTTTCTTTGTAAATATGTTACATACAGATTTCACCTCCTATTATTTAGGTAACCAAGACGTAAAGATATTACACTTTAGTTTTGAGATGCATGCGAAAGATGAGATGATTAGAAAGATATCACAACTTAGTGATATAGATTATAGAAAACTAGTATCATCAGATAAACCTTTGACTATTCAGGAGCTGGAGATTATAAGAAAGAACTATGATAGGATGAAAAACAAGAATGTATTTTATGTTGAGACTCCTTCTTCTAGAGAAAGAATATATGCTACTATCAATGAGTTTTGTAATGAATTCAAAGATAGTAAGGTAGTTGTATCTCTAGATCACACTTTACTTGTAAACCCTAGTCCTGGTGAGAATGAAATACAATCTCTTGCAGAACTTGGCAAGATGTTTATACAAGTCAGAAAAGAGTTTAATACATGTAATATCCTTGTAGGACAAATGAATGATAAAATGGAGTCAAAAGAACGTAGAGATCCTACTAACCCCGCTTTACATTATCCTACAAAAACAGATATACACGGTAGTAAACAAATATATCATGCAGCTGATGTTGTTATGGTATTACACCAACCAGTACTCCTTAACTTAGAGTATTATGGTAAGAAGCGATTTCCTACTACAGATCTTGTAGCAATACACTGTCTAAAGAATAGAACAGGAACTGCAGGTCTAACTAGATTGAAGAACAATCTACAGAACGGTCGCTTCGACACTTATGAAAGTAAATTATTTTAATAACTTAATAAATCAATAGTAAATATGGAATTACCAACGAAAGTAATCAAATCAACAACAGTAAACCCTTCACTGTTAACTGTCTTCGGACAATCAAAGGTGGGTAAAACAACAATGTTATCTAAACTAGACAATTGTTTAATTTTAGATACAGAGAAAGGTACCAAATATGTAGATGCATTGAAGGTACAAATCAATAATAGCGTAGACTTAAAGAACACAGTTAGAGCATTGAAAGAATCAGGAGATCAGTATACTTACTTAGCTCTTGATACTATAGACAATGTAGTATCCTGGTTTGAAAAAGATGTAGCTAGAGATAATAATGTAGATAGCTTCGCTAAGA